GCAGAGACTTCAGCATCAACATAAGCCTTGTTTGCTGCATCTGTGGCGGCTGTAGGCGTTCCAACCCCAGTGACTTTGTTGCTACCCATAGCAATCGGGCCAGACATGGTGCCGCCAGCTAGGTTTAGCTTCAAGGCATCGGCTGTATCGACGTATGTTTTAGTCGTTGCATCTGAGGATGAGCTGGGCGCTGCTAGGCCCGTTACTGTGTTGCCGCCCATAGTGACATCGCCCGACATCGTTCCACCCGCCAGCGGTAATTTAGTGGCGTCTGCGGTATCGACATAAGATTTGGTAGCTGCGTCTTGTGCAGAAGCGGGGTCAGCCAATCCTGTTACTTTGTTTGATGCCATAGCGAGGTCACCCGAAAGCGTACCCCCTGCCAAATTCAATTTTAGTGCATCAGCCGTATCAACATAACTTTTAGTGGCAGCGTCTTGTGCATTCGAGGGATCAGTCACGTTGGCAATCGTTGTGCCAGTAACATCAAGTGTGCCATTGACGGTCACATTATTGAACGTAGACAATCCACTGGCAGCGGTCACATTTCCCGTGACATTACCAACTACAGCGCCTGTATGGGTTCCTGCAGAATTGCCTGTGAGATTTCCTGCGACATTTCCAGTTAGGTCACCCGAAAAGCCTGTATTGGCTGTGATGTTTGTGCCTGTGATGGCGGCAGGAGTACCCGAACCAATGACAGCACCATCAACTGAACCACCGTTAATATCGGCGCTGGCTAAGGTTGCTTGGCCTGACGTTGTAATGGTTGTGAAAGCACCCGTTGAGGCGGTGGTAACACCAATCGCAACGTTGTCAATTGAGCCAGAATTGATATCCGCATTTGAAAGCGTAGTAGTACCGCTGACGTTTAGATTTGTAGATAAAACCACATTGCCAGAAACGCCAAGGGTGCTTGCCATTGTAGCCGCACCTGTAATGTTTGCTGTGCCAGCAAGCGTCGATGCACCTGTGACGTTGAGAGTGCCGCCTAGTGCTGTGTTGCCAGCCGCTGCAATGCCGCCTTGTAAAAATAAATCCTGAAATCTTACGGTAGGGGTGCCTAGATCGACGGTGTTGTGGATTGCAGGTTCGATCTTGTTATTAGTGAAAATTGTGACGAGTTCACGCCAAACAGCGGCACCAGTAGCACTGCCTACACAAACATATACCCGTCCGTTATTTATGTTTTCCCACATAGATCCGGGTACATAGCCTTGAGTATTATCATTGCTGATAGACGGGGCCGCTGTAGCAGCAAAATTGTTTTTACCGCCAGACCCACCATTAGCAGTAGGCAAGATTCCAACCACAGATGTAGCCAAATTAATTTTAGGCGAGTCACCTACGCCGCCAGTATGCCCATGCCCTGTAGTGGCGTTAAAAGCAGCCGCCACTTGGTTAAACTCAGAGTTAAGCGGGGGCGCAGTAATGGGTGATCCGTTAATAATCTGCCCAGTAGACTGCCGTGTGTAACCTGCCATCTGTTATCTTCTCCCTGCCGAAGTAAATTCAAAGACCATGCCTTGAACCGAAAATGGTTCAGTCTGACCAACGGTCACAAAAGTAGCCTGTGCGGAAAAGCCTGATCCCTGAATATCACTGGTCATAATCGGCTTCGATGAGCCGCCGTATAATACGTTAGTTGTGTTATATTTTATATTTCTGCCGCCATAATTCGTAGGTGCGCCCGACGAAGATTGTGAGTACGTTGCTGGGGTTGAAATATCTCCATCACCCCAATCATAAGTCATAGATAAAAGCATTTCCAACGGGCCTTCTGCCCGAATAAAAGTATTGATTTTACGCAGTACCTTGCGCTGCTCTGTCTCTCCGAAGTCTAAATACGGCGTAGAATAAATAGCTAGTATATCATCGCCGTTAAAACTTATGCCTTCTTCTTGTTGGTAAACTTTTCCATCATAGTCACCGTGAAGAACAAATTCTGTTGTGCCTATGTAACCGCTTTCGCAACAGGACACCCGAATACCTAGTAACTCTCCAAATTCCCAGCTTATAGAACCCGCACTGTCTGTTAGACCGCCTATAATACCAATACTTTCGGGGGCAGACTTAGACCCATCACCAATGAAGTATCTGATCTGAGATTTAGATCTAATCACTACTCCGTTAAGTGTAGTCATATCTTCATTGGCGATAAGATCTACTAGAGTGGCCTGTATCGGCTTTGAGATTGTTTCAAGCTCCACATCCCCAATTCGGGAAGTTGAGGCGCAAGGTCTTAAACCATCGGGCGCTAAAAATACTAGATCACCACCGATTTCTAGGACGCTATCCCTTGATACGCAGCCCACGTTGGCAGTGACCTGATTAAGTACAAAGTTGTTGGACGCATCTACATTGATTTTCTTAATTGAGTTCGTTCCAAAAACAAAAAGATCATCACGGAATGGTTTAATCTGTACTACGTCATACCCAGCGGCTACTTGGCCCGCACCCGCCGCAGTAGTCCATGTATAACCATCATTAGGTGCGCTGTGAGCTACTGCGGCTCTAGCTGCCTCGTGCCCAGATAAGAACACATGGTTCTCAAAAACATCTACTAGAGCAGGAGCATTTAATGCTTGATCTCCCCCCGCCGTATTATTGGATGCGTGATAGCCCCCTGTGTGAGTAGACTTAATCTCTTTCCAATTCACGCCGTTAAATACGATGGCGGGGTTTACCCCGTCCACAAAGATAATGTGGTTACCCGTACCAAAGTTAAACGTAGCGTGGCGTAACTTGTCTACAGTCAGGCCATTTAAAGTCATGGGCCTAGTAACGGAATGGTCTAAGGTAAATTTACGCCAGCCAATGTACGCAGTGTAGTAATAGAAGCTATAGTTTGTGCCACCAGCATCTTGCCGTGCTGCGATAATTTTTGTGCTGTTAGTTGCATCGTCTTTGAAGATAGCAAGCCCTAAGATCTTACCTTGGCCCGTAGTCTGTCCATCTACTGTGACTTCACCATAATCGCTGTCGTAGTCATCATAGCCCTCAATACGACGATAGCCCCCGAAGAGGCTTGGTTCGTAGTTCACTAATCGTGTTGCTGCGCCAGGACTATTATCCGAAAGATCAAGATGATTTTCGTTTGAGTTAAGACCGCCGCTACAGATTAATTTAAAGGACTGTATCTGATCTGGCATTTAGAATTTAACCCGTGTGTCTCGTATCGAAACGTAGTTATTTATATAAAGGGTCTGAAGATCTTTGATGCCCTTCTCAAAGGCAATATATGCGGCTTGAGCAGCCTCTAGATTATCTTTGAACATGTACATCGTATAAAGCGCACCATCGATTAAAACGGTGTCAAAGCTTTCTGGAATGCGGGTGACATCAGTTGCATTTGTGATGTCAGAGTAATTTAGAAAATATCGGTATCTAATGGAGTACGTTTTATTTGGTGATGGGCTTACTCCATAACCGTTGCCGTGGGAAGGAAACACAAACTCAGGCATATCTCTGCCAGCATTACCCGCCGTATAATCATCATCACGATGCGTGGAGTACCACTCATCTTGGTCAATATATTTTAATGTTTTAAATCCAGCCCCCAAGCTACTATCTGCTTGGATCTGAAAGCTATTCCAATCGGCTACTTTAAAATACTGAGGCCAAGTATATTCTGTTTGACCAACTACTAAAGTATCAGTCTGTTCAGCGGCGTTAAAAGGCCACCCGAACTCTGCCTGATTGATCTTAGCTACCGCTGATTTAACAGAGTCTTTCACAAGTGCCTGAACACCACGGACAGACAAAAAGTCAGCATCCGCAATCTCCACCTCATTTAAGCGGCGAAGGGTCTGGTTACAAAGATCGATGTAAGTAGTGGGCATAAGTTAACCTTAATAAAGTGAGAGGCAGGTACTTGACCTGCCCCCCTAAGTAAGTTTATGCTAGGTTATAGTTAGCAGTGAACAGCGCCTCTGGGCGTAGTACTTTTCTGCCATATAGTTGCATACCCCGAACAATATCACTAAATGTGGTAGGAGAACGGAATGTCTCCACTTTAGCGATCTGATCCGCTACTGCTACCGCACTATCGTGACCTGCAACCATAACACCGAAGTTAGTTTCGGAACCCGCTGCGGCGGCTGTACCTGCACCGTTGCCTAAGTAAGGCAAGTTGTTAGATACATAGATAGTGAAGTTACGGATCTTAGCTGGAAGCTGACCGTTTCGGATCTCTGAAGAACCACCAAAGTCTGCATTGATGAGTTTTGAATCCTCATCCATCAAGACTTCTGCCATCACTGGATCAATTACACAGTAACGACCATCAGTCGCAACATTGGCCTGATCCATCATACGATTGATACGGTTCATAATTGCCAATGGTGAAGTGATAGCACCTGCTCCACCGCCAGCGGCGATTGGAATAGATGTTACTTCGCCGCCACTGTTCAGTTCAGCGCCACCAAAATCTACGATGTCCAGCTTGTTAGCTGCCAGCAATTCATCAGTACCAGCGGCAGTATTTGCTACCGTACCTGATGTGGTTGTATTTCGTGCCCATGAACCTGGTGTTTTCCAACCAGACATGTAACCCAAAACTTCCGCATCAAACGCATCACGAAGATCATAACCAGCACGATCAGATGCTAAGTCCATGAAATTAATATGGGAATGCGCCTGTTCGATATCTGCTAAAGTGAACTGGAAGTAGTTGGCTTTATCTACAACCATCGTGAAATCGGTGTCGGTTAAATCCTGTGTTGCCAGCGCAGTACCACGCTCAAGAGCGTTAATAGTGATCGAAGGCTCACGGATAATTTTCACTGAGTCTCCGTGTGAGGCAATCTCACCGCTGTAATCAGTATTAGTTACAGCTTCGACCACAGAACTCTTGCGGAAAGCAAGCTGTGCTTTTTTGCTGTAAAGGATAGGCGAGAAGCCGCCTGTGTTAAGGTTAGTATAACCTGATGCTTTTGCGAATGCCATTGTATGTACTCCTTTTGGAATGGCAGGGCGAAACGCCCGAACAAACCCCGAAGAGGACAATTGAGTGGCAGTGATATATGAGGGTGCGAGTGCCTGATTAGTTGCAGCTAACAAGCAGACGGGCCTCACCACACTGGTGGACTAAACGTCAAAATTCTTGGGAAAAATCAGAACTAGAGGTAGACCGTGTGGTGGCTCTATTCTGTGATTTGAGAGATTAACTCTCAGAGGATATGTCTACTTACAGACGTATCTTCAAAGAGTTGTGGGTAGCAGTTATTGTCCTGCTACTCACGTTTATTATAGCACTTAACTATTTACATTGCAAGCTATCTAGCTGCGCCTGTTAAATCATAGTTAAAGCTTCCATTACGAACTGCTTCTTTAATAGCCTCTTCGTTTTTAGAAAACTCTGAGTCTGTCATGGACTCAATTTGACTTTCAGAGAATGCAGCACGTTGGTTAGTACTAGGTGCGGAACTAGAGGTGCGTCCTACTGCCTGTGCAGCCGACTTGCTCTTAGTCTTACGCTTCCCTGTATCGGCCTTATAAAGATCGATTGCACGGGCTGCTTCATTTGCATTCGTATTGTTCTTATACAACGCATCTTGAATGTACTGCGGCTGCATAGTCACCCATTCATGGAAGGAAGCGTCTTGCCTAATCTGGTGAAAATCAGGATGAATCTGTACAAGCTGTTGTTCTGCTTCTTTACGGGTAAGTTTTGTTTCAAGCTGGCGTAATCCAGCCATCCGCTTTTCACCTTCAGCCAATGCTTCTCCAGCACGTTTCCTAGCAATCGTGTCCACGATCTTGGCAACGTCAGGGTACTTCTTAGACCACTGATCAATCTCTTCATCCGTCTTAGGAAATCGGATCTGGCCCTTTGCCGCTTTTTCAAGCTGCGCCTTCATCTGTGCAACTTCTTGATCTTTCTGTTGCAGGAGTTGATGAGAGTGCCGACGAAGATCACCATACCGTTTTTTGTATGTAGCATCTTCAGCATCAACTGGCTCTGGGCCACCTGACTGTGCCTGTTGCTGTTGTGCCAATTCTTCTGAATATGTAAGACCGTTATCGTCTTCTTCTACACGTCTATATTTTGCCATTTTTGCCTCATTGGGGGCCGCTTTATAGCGGGTAGCCCTTTAGGACATGATCACCATTTTCTGTTTTTTGATCATGCCTGGTAGTTTGGATGTAGTGGGGTAGACCTCCTCGACTTCCTCATCATCATCCATCATGTCATCCACCTCTACGGCGGCGACTTCGATATCGACATCCTCTTCAGGAGTATCGTCTTTTGCCTCAGTAACCTCTTCAGGTTCTTCAGCTTCCTCTTCACCTGCGTATTGAATAAGCCCCATATCAAACATGCCCATAAGGCCCATTTCAGCCTCTGACTGCATATCCATGATATGTTTAAGCCCATGCCATTTGACTACGTTAGCGGGGAGAACGTATTCACCTTCGCTAATCATCGCTTCGATATCATCCCGTACATTCTCTGCGCTGGAACCAACGGGAATAGGGTTACCTGATACGGGGTCTGACATCATGCCGCCGCAGGAACCATCACAGTCACCGCCGCAGTCGCATGGCATCCCGCCGTGATACATCTGCATCTTTTCATCGTTCTCTGGATCATCCACGTTAGCTTTCTGAACAGCCTCTCCACGGGCTTGCTCGTAGTCACTAAGTTCACCGTCTTTATCCAAGTCGGCTTTTTTCTGATCTAGTTGAAATTTATTGTTAGCCATGTCTAAGCCTTCCTGAGTTTTGATACCTTTGCGGGATACTGCTAGACCGCCCAGCGCCATTTCGGGTTCTTCATCGTCATCTAGGGGGATACCTAAGAAGCCATAAACACCATCCCGTGCATTTGCTAAGGTATCGATAGCGTCCTGCTTTCGGTCATCCCAAGTTTCCTCTGACCCGTCTTGCTTGGAGTAGTACCCGCTTTCACCTGTATAAAATTCTTGCTCCGACAAATCGAAATTCAATAAATTATCAGAACGCCACTTTGAATATTCATCAGCGTCTTTTATGGAGTCAAAAACAGGTAACTTTTCCCCCGTATAAAGGTCATAGGGGCCGTTTTCTTTATAATGATCCATCAACATATCTATGTCGTAACGGTCACCTGTTTCAGGATTGATAGTGGGCGTAACTAGATACCCATCGCCGTAATCATAGCTTTCGGTCTTCTCAGAATACTCTTCGCCATAATTAAGTTCATCCACCCAGATAGGCTTACCGTTGCGGGTCTTAACGCCTTTTACCTTGCTAATGCTTGCCACTATTCTGCACCCTTAATCATTTCATCCCGCAACGTCTTAAATCGACGTAGTTCAGCAATAGCGCCCTGTATCTCTAAAACACGCTGATGATCCTTCGTGTTTTCTAATTGCTGGTGATAGGCTGCGATCCGTACAGAGACATACTCATGCAACAGATCCATGTAGGTAGGAGTGTTCACCAACAGGAGCATTGATTTGCAAAACTGTTTATCCATTACTGTACTGGCCCCTGTGGCGCTTCTTGCTGTCCACCGTTGTCACCGCCACCTGCGCCTGTGAAGCCTTCTGCTCCTGGCTCTGGGGCTGCTCCTGGGGATATGTTACCGCCGCCTGTTCCTGTAGGATCTTCTGGGTTGGGTGGGCCACCTTCTGCGGGGGCTGGCGGGCCTTCAGGCTGTGGCATCATCGCTTGGATCTCTGCCATCATCTTAGCCTGTATAATGGCCTCACGTTGATCGTTCAGGATCTTGTCTTCGTCCAAGTCCATAGACGCTGCCAACTCACGCAAGACGTAATCGTATTTAACAAATGGAGCCATCTGTTGGTTTTGCGTCATTTGCATAAACTGTAGCAGACGCTGGCTGCGGATCTCATTACGCATCAGGCTTTCCGTACCTTTTGCGATAACTTCCAGATCTCCGACAAATTCCTTACTAAAATTAAATTGCATGTTAAAACTGAATAACGCCTTACCTAACGGAGAAAGTAAGTAGTCATCGATGTTTCGCACCACTGCCTTGATGTTAGCCTGTGCTGCACCCATCAACATACTCATGCCAGACGCTGTACGGCCTACACCCATCACTCCTGTAGTACCGTGGGAGTAACTAGGGATACCTGTAGCCTCATCCGCAAGCTGACGTGACTTATCAAACATCATCATTAGTTCTTGGCTGACGTTAGGGAACTTGGTTCCGAAGATGGCCTGTCCTGGTGCGCCCGCTTGGCGTCTAAACACCTTACCAGGGTACACACTTAGATCCTGCCCAGGAACCAAATTAGTTTCGTCGATTTCAATCAGAAGGTTACCTGATAGCGCACCGTTATCTATCGCCATCCTGTAAAAACCGTTCATTAACAATTGGGTATCTTCCATATTTTCTGCAACACCAATTCCGAAGAATGAGTATGGATTCAACTCATACGGTACTGCGTGATAGGGAATACGGCTTGGTGTGAACGGATTTAGTACCAAACGCAGGATTTGACCGTTACAGACCCATATATTGACCTGTATTTCGTCCTGATCCTCATATTCTTCTGGAATATCTAAATCAGCCTCTTCAGCCAATTCAGCGTCCATAATCCCCCAGTACTCTAATACTTCATAGCGATCTATCTGATCTGAACTAGCATTATCCTCTAATGCATCTTCCCAATACTCTCTGGTGTAGCTGGGGCCGTAATCAATGGCTAATTCAATGCTTTCATCCCGAAAATGTGGACGTTTCTTCAATCCACGCATCTGTGAACGGTTTAAACGATGCCGTTGTACCGTATACTCCGCTTCTGCCATGTTTCTGGCATCTGGATCAGGAAAGAAATCCCAAATACTAACAAATTCTACTTTTGGGATGGTTTCAAACAGAGGATCGTATTCACCCTCTTCAGTCCACCGTGGATATTCCTTATCGTGGGCAAACGGGCCTTTAATTAGTCCATGTCCAAGCAATGCACACTCAAATGCCATAGAGCGTAAGTGCTTAGACGCCTGAGATTCCTCAAGCTGGTCATGCATACGCTTTTCCATCTTCTGGGCAGCAACTTTAGCGGGTTCAAACGTAATAGAACCAGGATTTTTACCTGCACCAGCCTCAAGTTCGTCTTCAATAGGCGTTAGCTTGTCTGTATATACGCCTAACTCTTTAGCAATCTCTGGGCGCACGATATTACGGGGTACAGTGTAGTCTACACCCGTTTTTTCCTTAACTTTTTCCGTTGTTAGGGAATTAGGATCATAATGTACCGCATCTGCTACGTTATTCGGGTATTTACGCTGTTCAATGCCTAACGGATACTTACCGCCAGCAAACAGAACGTCTACAACCTGTGCATATGCAGCTAAAACCTTAGTTTTTGTGATTTTAATGAACGCCTGAGACTTTTCTGTGTCCGTAAACTGTACATCAGCCCCGTATATACCACGATAATTGCGATATGCGGTTAACCAACGGTCTTCGTCGGTGCGTCGATGTTCTTTAGACCGCCGAAACTGCCCGTCGATGAACGAAACAACACCAGAATACTCTGTATTCTCCTGCTCTACGTCACCATCTTCTTCTAAAGCCACCACACGATCAGTTTCGGTAGCCTCTTCAGGGTTAGAATCTTCTGGTCTGTCCATTAAAGCCATATTTTAATATCCAAATGCTGAATCTGCGGGTCGGTAGGGAGTTTGCGGTACGCCTCTACCCATGTCGAAAGGTGAAAACGCCCTTGGTCTGCTCATTAAACCGTACCGAACACTGTCGTAGGCGTGATCTTGTGCATATCTGGGGTCAATATCATCCGAACCTTTTGGGTCAGACGGTATAGACGGGAGATCTGCTATAATCTGTCTGCAAGTATTAAAGAAAACTAATCCTGGTTGCTCTGTAACCTCATCAACCTTTAGCCTTTGGTGAAACTGGTTCTTGCCAGCTACCCGTGCTCCTGCGGATCGATCACTAGGACGCCATCTGCATCCCATGTTAATCATTTCTTCTGCAATAGACGGGCCTATCTGCCCCCTGTTATGCCAACATGAACTGTCCAGAATACCGTAGCTGATCCTGTCGCCCATTTCGGCTTCCATTACAGCCGCTGCTAGATCCTTGCCTGTGTGCTTGCTGAGATATAATTCACGATAAACGATCAGAGTTTCGTAAGCGGGGTCTATTGCGAACCAGTGTACTGCACTCCACGAACTATATCCGTAATCCGCTGATCTAAAACGTACCCACTCATCAGGTATATCGAAGGGTTCTACTACATGAACTGACTGTTTAAACTCAGGGAACGCAGCGCCATCCGCTACTGCCCAATCGCCCTCTAATAGTTGCCGCCTTTGGTTCTCTGGTAGAGATAAAAGGTTGGCTTCATACGCACCGTCTTCTGTGAGATACGGATTGTCGTATAGGCTTGCAGGAATAAACTTGCGGTAAAATAACGGCTCACCAGCTTTTTCGTGTGTATCAGGGTACACAAGTGGTTTGCCTGTTTCGAGATCTTGCGCCACAAACTTTTTGTTCGCAGGAGCAGGATCAATAAACATCTTCTTGACCCATTGATGCCCAGGGCCACCTGGGTTTGTTGTTGCCCTCATGTAAGTAGGCAGGTCAGGGTCTGTAGTCCGTAAGCGAGATCTTAGATAATTGAACGAATAGGGTGTGGAGTATTGGGTTAGTTCGTCCACCGCAATGTAGGAGAAAGACTGACCTTGGTAACGCATGACATCTTCGTCACGCTCAAGATATGTCATCCATAGTCTGGCTCCGCTAGGGAACGTCCACTGGCTTTTCTTTTCCTGCCATTTCGAGCCTGGGTACGCTTTCGGGTATAGTTCTTGTGACTTGAAAACCAACTCACGCAGTTCGTCGTTTGTGCGGCGAAGGATGAGTCCTGAGAATGCAGAATTTGAAAAATAGCGCATGGGATCTGCGAGTAGAGCGTAGCTTTTGCCACCGCCTGCCGCTCCCCCAAACAAGACTTCTCTCTCTGGCGCTGCAAGGAAGTCTGTCTGTGGCCCAGGATTTGGGGAGAATACAACTTCCTGTTTCTTTGCCTGTTCTTCAACGCTTGAGAAATCCAGTGTGTTACTTATGGTTTCTGGCTTGTCTTCGTGTTCAGCCAGCTTCTTAGTCATTAAGGTTGCTACACGTTTGGCGTCTGACCGTTTGCGCTTAACTGCAGCAATCTTTTTATCTTTGCTAGTCTTAGGCCTACGCTTCTTGGTAGCCTTATCTAGATCTTTTATTCGTTTACTATCTGGCCTATGCCTTCTCCAAATCAGGATAATTCCCTGATGAGAAATCTTACGCCCACCCTTTTCAGTAAGCCACTCTGCCACCTTACGGGTAGCGTGTCCGTTCTCCAGATAATCAAGTGCCTCTTCTACAAGTGCTACAAGGGTTTCATCTGGAAACAGTAGTAGTGGGTTGTCTGGGTCAGCTACATAACCAAAAGGTATTCGTGCCGACTTGTTAGGCCTAGCCTTATTATCCCATGTCATCTGTAGTTTTCGGGGGTAGAATAAATACACCGCCGCCTTGGCTGGTGACCTCTACCTGTTCCTTTTTAACCAAACCTGTACGGTCTAGTATCTCACGGGCGGCAGAGATCGAATTTCTTGCACCCATAGCACTAGGATCATCTAGAACCCCAATAATACCAAAGGCTGCTTTGGGTGCATTCATAGCCAACATCAGGCTTGCACGTTCAATAACTTCTTCCCGTAAGTTCTTAACTACTTCACCACTTTTAGTGGATTTAGAATAACCAGCTATATCCATAGCTTTGCGGATGTTTCCCCCTGCTTCTCCCATCAGGGCATCCAAAAAGGCTAACTGCTTATCAGTATATTTCTTTTCTACTTCCATCATCCTAACGTCCTCATGTACACGAAGCAGGCTCCTATGGACGCCGTAAATACAATCCACCAGATACGCTCAAAGAATTGAAGCTTATGGCCTCTAGACGCAGTAAGCTGATCTAACTTAACGATCCTATCCCACATAGCCTTTTGCTGATCATCAATGTGATCCATACGCTTAAAAACGGTAATCATACGCTCTTCCATTCGGGCGAGGGTTACGACTGCGTTTGAAAGCTTATCCAATTTATCCTCAATTCTTGTGAGGCGTTCATCTGTCATTTCTTCTTCCCTTTCGGCTTCCAATTTACCTTCTTAGAAGAAGTCTTTTTCTTGGTAGCGGCTTTTCCTGCTTTGGTTTTGCACTGCGCCATAGTCGGCCTACACGCAGGATAAGAACCACCGCTCTTCTTTGACTTGCGCCCGCAAGGGCCACCTGTCTTACAATTTACCCAACCCTTACCATTGTTCTGCCCGAACCACTTCTTCAGGCCACCGCTGGTACTACTTTTTTTTGCTGCCACTTTTCTTACCGCCTATGTTATAGTTCTTTGCCCCAACCTTGCGGCACTTAACCATATGCCCGCTGCGGTAAGCAGAGTTCTGTGGCATCGCTCGTGCTACCTTCTTGTAACAAGCGTCCTTTTTTGTTTTCTTCTTAGCAGCCATCAGATCACCAATTCTTACATGACCAATAACGGGCCGTTAGTTTAGATTTAGCCGTGCTGCACTTGTGGCGGGCACGGAAGGATTTACGGCGTTTAGGGTTGCTCTTCTTAATGGTCATCTTTGGGTCGCCGTAGCGAATTATCTTCTCCGTGCCGCCCTCACACGCCTTAACAACAAACTTCTTAGGCCCGTCTGGTGTGCGGCGGGGCTTGTTGCATTTCATCTTAGACTTATCAATCTTCGCCATTACGCCACCACGAAATCTACTATCTGACCATCTGGCATCCGCAGCTTGTTTGGATCAGGATGGTATGCATATCTTTGATCAACTAACTTCAGGTTCTCTACTGGTGTATTCTCATCTATCGGCTCAACAGAACCAGCCTCACCAGCCCTAGCTTTCTTCTCAACCTGCTCCCCAGTACCGCTCTCAAAGATAACATTCACATGAGTCTGGAAGGGCATCGAAGGCAGGGGGAAGTGGCTTATGAGAGTTTCACCGGCCACTGGTTAACCAAGCCCACCAAATCAAACCTGTACACCCAGCGCCTACAATCAGAACAACTATGAACCACTGGAATATGTTTACTAGGAATGCTCTGGCTTTGGCTTGCTGTTCAGCCTCTTCCCGCTTCCGTACACGCTCTTGGGCCTGAAATTTTACCCAATCATCATAAAGCCCAGGACGCCCATATAAGCGCATATGGCTTTCGATTTCCTTGCGGGCTTGCTTGAGCTTGTCTAGGTGAAGGAACTCCTCAAAAGAGTTCTCATCCTTTCCTAGGGCCGCAGAGAATAAACTCTTCTTCTTACGCTCACCCTGCGCCTTTAGGGTTTCTTCAGCGGTAAGGATTGCCCCTAGCTGTCTCCCCATAGCAGATATGTCTTGTCCGTGCCCAATCAGAGTCTTAACTTGGCTGATTGCAGCATTGGCGGCTCCTATAACCGCCAGCGTTTCTGCTATCATTTCTCCCCCCCGAAGAAATAACTAAGTGTGGTTTTGTCCTATCGGAAAGCAGTAGGGCCTAGCGTTTAACTCCAGCATGTCTAAGACATACTTTGCTACGCCTCTCATTTCCTGTACGCATTCCTGCTTAGTGTCGTACAGATTTTGAGTGTTCATCTTAACGTCACAAGTCTTAACATCCGACATGGATGCACAAACAAGTAATACGCCGATAAACATTATTTCTTTTTCTTCGCCATGCCGCCGTAGCTGTAGCCAGGCTTCTTCTTCATAGCCATGCCACCGCCCATCATCTTAACTTTGGCTGACTTGCCCGCAGGGGGATTAGACGCACCACACTTTGCTTTAGTCATCTTCATGTTCAATTTCCCTGATAATAAATGGATTAGGATCTTCTACACGGGTAGCGGCTTCTTCAGTTTCAAAGTATTCCGCATAACCCCTGAAGATTAGATCTCTATTCTGAGCCTGCTTCTTGGTGATCAGACCTTCCTCTAAAAGAAGGTCACGCACAGCTTCCAGAGATAACTCCTTGCCTGTACGCTCACGAATAGCTGCACGAATATATATGAGATTTATCATAGGGCCATTTCTGCCCTGATATAGTTATTATAACATCAGGACTATATTTAGGTCAACCACTTAATTGGGTGGCATTATTAGGATTGACTTTTCTGACAAATGCTGTATAATTTACTTGTAAGCCGGGGGTTAATACTACTAGCTAGTCATAAATACGGCTATAAATCTCACCTCTAGAGATCCCCATATCCTTTAACTGTTTGTCAGACATATTCTGTAAGATCCAATAATCAGCACGTCTTTGCTGGTTCTTCTGGATAGACTTCCAGAATCCGTTCAAGCTGTTAAACACATAATCCATATCAACTCTCCTAAGTTTGTGTTGCTAAGTATATTATAGCACCACTCTACTAAGGGGAGTTTTGTTATTTAGTAATACCCGATATGCTATCTACAGCCACCTGAACAGGTATCTTAAACCATTCACCCTTACGGTTATCAGAGATCTTCTCTAATGCCTTATGTGCTTTAGATTCATCCTTGCGCCTGTCATCAGTAGCAACAGCACAATGCAGAACATAATCTCTATAAGGACTACTGGTCTGATAACTACTACAGCGATCATCAGCATCTATAGCCATACCTACCTTAACCCAATCAGGCCAAGCAGGATTAGATAATACATAAACATAACCTTCCTTCGCAGACGATAAGTTTTCAAAGCTAGAGAATGCAGCATCGTTAAAACTCTTATAACGACCAGGCTTATGAAGAGGATGAGAAAACGATATATACTTACCGTTCACCCACATTCTGCTCTCATTATGTTCCTGCTTACAGGGGATACACCAGTACTTCTTAATCTTGGCTTGGCTATCAAGAAAGTTAACCCCAACCTCAAGATCTACCCCACAATGAATACAACATTTATTCATCAGGAATGTTGAAGAGATCATCTACAGCTTCAGTGCTGTCCTCTATGCGCCCTGCCGTAGCCCGTAGCCTCTCAGCTAACCGGGTAAACTCATGGGCAATACTATACAGCTTCTGGTAACCATTAATGTCACCATAAAACTCACTCAATTCTTCAGTAACGCCTTCAAGATCTACCTTAGTCTCAGTAGCCTCATCGCCATCACCCACATAGATAAACGTAGTAAGATAACAAATACCATCAGCATCTATATCAAAGTCGTGATCTACATGAATTGGGATATCCAGCGTAATATCAGAGCCAAACTCACTCATAATATACTCTCAGTTAATAACAGCCTGCAATACAGCCTGTGATTGATATATAACTAAGTGGCACAATTGAGTCAATAGCATTTTACATAATACAGGAACAATTTCCCAAAACCATTATACTGCGTTGACGAAAACAGAACGAAAGTCCTGCATAGGGCCTATTATCGGGCAGGTTTACTATTGTGATTTCCCAAAAATAGGTAGAAGCGGTATACGGTACGGGTACACCCCCCCCATCCACTCGCCCCCCTCGCATATATCCGCAAGCTATAGATAAACCATTGTTTTTATTGCATAAAATAATAATTAATGCAGGGCTTAAACCTAAAAGTTATGGGGCCAAAGCTTAGAAAGCCCTTAAAAATAAAGCGATTGGTGCAAAAAGTATTCACAAAAAGTATCGGGTTCTAAATTGCTGCAGGAAACAAGCGCAAGGAAAGCAAGCAAAAGGCCCGCAATCTTTTTGACGCAAATAAAAAGCAAAGGCGGGGGGCTTTGCGGTGTATCGTTTAGCCCTGTCTTTCTGCCCTGTCTTTTCGCATATGCTCTTGCAGCCAATATAAGCCCCGTTGAATAGCCTTATCTTGGTATCCGCTGTTATCCTAGCCCGGCTAGGCTTTGCCTTCTCTATGGGCTTTATTTCGCCCTCTATTGCCGCCCTTTATTATGCCCCAAAGCAAAAGCCCCGCCGTTTTAAGGGCAGGGCTTCTATCTTTTGGTTTTGGCTTGGGGGTTTATGCTTTTGTTATACCGTTATTAGCTAAGATCTGCTCTACAAGATCCAAGATATCATTGAAGCGGTCTTGTGCGTCTTCTGTATATACTTCATCACCGTTTTCTTTCTCTTCATATATTTCGTCAAGATAGGCGTCATTTAGCCAAGCCCCTGCGATATCGCTGCATAATTCAAGAAAGTTTTCTGTTTTCATTTTCATGGTTTTCGGTTCCTTATTCTGCAGCTTGTAAGGCGTTAACCGCTTGGGTGAATTTTATTGCAGGCTCGTTTGCTTCAAACACCGCTTGGGCAAAGCCCCGTGGCGTTGCGCTTCTGATATTCTTAGTCTTCAAGCTTTTGCCCCCTAGCAAGCGGTGCTGTCTTGAAGCCCCGAAACTTTCACAAGCAACAGGCAACGGGGCAGGCATAGCAAAACCGCCCCCCGTCCAAAGACAGGTTTTCTTGCTATAGGCATCACGGGGCGGGATATGTTCAGGCCATTGCGGATGGATTGCGTCTTGATCTTGAATATAGCCCCCGAATTCATACGGGTGAAAAGTATGGTTGGGCTTGCGCCATAGCGTTGATAATACGCTAACGGGGTTTTCTATCATAAAAGGACAAGCAAGCTTTTCTGCAAGATCTGCAATGGCCCTGCAATGCCCTGCAGCCTTATCTTGAAAGGCGGGATCTTTTGCCCTTTTCTTTGCGAAATGCGCCGCCCCCGATACAGCAAGATCAGTACAAGGCGGGAAGCCTAAAACAAAAGCAACCCGCCCCGCATATTCTGCAGCAATATCTTGCATTGTTTCGGGGCTATAAAGATCAAGCTTTGCTTTAACCATAAAGCCCCCGTTTTGATAATGATCACAAGATGCGCCGTTGTGCTGTATATCGAAGGCAATGCCCCCATATCCTGCATTTACCCAAGGCTTTAGAGCAACCCCCGTAAAATCATAAAGCGATAAGACAAGATCACGCATTTTGCACCGCCTTTGCGAAAAGGCTTTGCGCATGTTCAAGGCTTGTTTTGTATTTCTTGCCCGTTGCAAGGTCTTGCATTTCAAACGGGTATTTACTGGCCTTGTAATTATAGCCAATAAGGGCAAAGCTTTTGCCTTGCTCTTTTGCTATTTTTGAAACGTCTAGACCATAGTGATCGGCATAAAGATCAAGGGCCTTTTCGCTTTGGCTTTTGGCCCCCTTAACTTTTACTTCAAGCTTGAATGTCGCAACGTCTTGATCAAAGCTGCATTTTCCCGCATGTATTTCATAAAAGGGTTCAAATTGTTGCAGGCCTTGCAGCACTGCATTTATTTCGGTTCTTAAAGATATTACTTTTTGTTTTGTAAATGTCATTTTGGTCGGTTCCTTTTGCTAGTTACTAGCTGCATAATCTGCAGCCCAAGGCCCCCGCAAAAAGCAGGGGCTAAAGGCTAAAGACTAATTGAAAAGAAACGGGGCAAATTGCAGCATGATCAAAATGCCAAATAAGCAAAGCCCCCCGATAAGATCACCGATAAAGCCCCGCATCATGCTGCAGCCTTTTCTGCAAGATCCCAAAGCCCTTGGTTTAATCTCACAATTTCTTTAAGGCCTGTCACTGCCTTTGCGGATCTTGTTTTAAGGCCTTTTGCGTTTCGGGATATGATCGGCAGGCCTGCCCCAAGAATGCTTTCCTGCAGCCTGTTATAAACCGTCCAAAGATCTTGGCTTGCGTCTTCGATCCGCTTTGGGTGATTTGCGTGTAT